GAGGCTGGAACCATCCGAGGCCTGTGTCTCATTCGCGGCCCGGACAGGGGCGCTTGAACAGGAAGTCGATCCCCATGTTCTAGCGAAACTGCCTCCAGGCCGCAAGCCCGGAGTACGCCTATGGCAATCGGCCTGCTTGCCCGCACCCCTGCCGTCACCTCGAGGTGGTGGGCAGTGACCAAACTTACCATCACCGAGCGCCGCGCCGCCCGCGACAGCCTGCCGCCCAAATTGCGCGCGTTGGTGCCAGACCCTGACCACGACGCAGTACACGCCCTGGCTGGTTCCATGGCGAAGCCCGTGATGCGAGGGCACATGACCGGCAGCCAAGCCTACGCCGCTCTGGCAATCGAGGCCGCCAAGCTGCCTGATCCTGACGCGCTGCTCGAGGCCGCATGGCAGACGCTGCGCAACCACGTCCGATGGCGCCGGAAGATCGGCGACGATGTGCGCCGCCAGCTCGCCGATACGATCAAGCCGTTGATCGCCCGGCAGGCGCCGAAGAACGCCATACTCGCCGAAGCCCATGGGGTTAACGGCGCAACAGGGTTTCACCTGACCGAAGGGGAGGTTAACGATCACGCCGCAGCGACGGTGTGGGATGCACTGCCAGATGCGCCAAGGAAGCGGCGCTATGGACCATGAACCCATCTGGAACGCATACGCGGCCGGCGCATCCAAGCCCGAGCTTCGTGTCGTTGGTGGGGCCGAGGCCAAGGAACGGCCTCCCTTGGTCCTTCACCCCGCACGACTTCCAGACCCGTGCAAGATCAACCCCAGGCGCTGGCTCTATGGCACCCAACTCGTGCGAGGCTTCGTGACCGTCCTGGTAGCTCCCGGCGGCACCGGCAAGTCGTCCTATGCGATGGGCGTCGGTGTGGCGTGCGCCTCGGGCCAAGACATCCTCGGCGAGAAGATATTCGAGCGCGTCAACGCCGCGATCATCAACCTTGAAGACCCGATGGACGAGCTGGAGCGCCGGCTAGCCGCCCTGATGATCCAGCACCACATCGCCCGCCCCGACCTCGACGGGCACCTGTTCCTGGACGACAGCGAAGGCCGCGGCCTCACCATGGCGGCAGTCGGTGATGACGGATACACAATCATCCACCCCGACGAAGCTGCCATGATCGAGCAGGTCAAGGCGAACAACATCGGCCTGATCATCTGCGACCCGTTCGCCGAAAGCCACTCGCTCGAGGAGAACAACAACCCACAGATGGTCAAAGCCGCCGCGGCCTGGCGCCGGGTGGCCCGCGCCACCGACGCTGCGATCCTACTGGTCCATCACGTCCGCAAGGGGGAGGCGTCAGGCATCGATGCCGCCCGTGGCGCCAAGGCCCTGACCGACAGCTCGCGCGTCGGCCTCCTGCTTTCCCCCATGACCAAGGAAGATGGCGACCTGTTCGGCGTCTCCGAGGAGGACCGATGGCAGTATGTCCGGTTGGACGACGCCAAGCGCAACATGGCGCCGGCCGGTAAGGCGCGCTGGTTCAGGCTGGCCCAGCAAGCCCTGGGAAACGGCAAAGGTCTCTACCCAAACGGCGACAACGTAGCGGCCGTTGCCGTCTGGGCGCCCCCCGTCGTGGACGTGAAGCTGACCGGCGCCCAACTGAACGAGGCGCTCGACATAATCGCCACGCCGCCCGCTGGCTGGCTCTACTCGCCGACCCGAGCCGGCCGAGACAACTCGAGGTGGGCAGGTCAGGTCCTGGTTGACCTCGGCATGGGCGAGAAGCAGGCAAGTCACATGATCGGAGAGTGGCTTAAGTCCGGGTTGCTCTACCGCGAGGCGTTCAAGGATGAGCACCGCAATGCCCGCACTGGCGTCCGCGTCAACGACGGAAAGAGACCGCATCAATGACCCGAGAATTGACGCATAATTGCAGCAGAATTGACGCAGCGTTGGGCCGCCGGGGGGCGGGGTGCGTCAATTCAGGGCCTAAAGGCCCTGTAAAATTGACGCAGCCATCCCCGCTGCCCCCCAACATGGCAGGCACAACGCCCGGAATTGACGCAGGAATTGACGCAGGAATTGACGCGACCCGCCCAGACGCAGGAGCCGCACCGTGACCGACAACGAACGCCTGCTGCTCCTCATCCTCGCCGATGCCATGCGCAATGAGCCATCCGTCGCCTTCGCCACCCGCCAACGGATCGCCGAGGTCTGCCACGCCATCTACGCCGAGCCCCGCGTCGCCCGTCAGAGCGCGCTACAGGGCGGCTACCAGGACGCCGACGCCTACTACGACGCCATGCAGGCCGACGCCGCCAGCGACGCTCACAGCCCCGGCGTTGGCAGGGTGCCATGACCTACGGCATAGCGCGGCCCGCCGGCAGTCCTGCGACCACCGCGCAGGACGCCCGAAGGCTGGCAACAGCGCGCCTCAAGATGTTCCCCATCGTCGATGGCGAAGCCGTGGAAGTGATGGCGCTTGACACCCAACCACACACCCGGTTAGAAACCACACACCAAGGGACGTGGCGCCAGCCTCGATCGGCGCCCGAGCCCAGCGGTAGCGTCACATGGCACGTCTGCCAGACGCACCCCCAGGCAGAGCACTGGGCCGCCGAAAACCTCCGACGCCAAGGCTACACCCATTACCTCCCCCTCATCCGCGTCCGACGCCGCGATCCCGTCCTCCGCACCCTCACGCGCCAGGTCGATGTCCCGCTGTTCCAGGGATATATCTTTGTCGCTCTCGGTCCTCGCGATCCATGGACGCCCGTCACCAACACGCGCGGCGTCGCTCGTCTCCTCATGGACCAGGGCAGGCCAGCCACCGTCGCTACGCCCATTGTGGAAGCCCTACAGGCCGGCGAGGATGCTCGCCGCAGCATCCAACAGCCCGGTGCCGCCTGGCAGCCTGGCGCCCCTTGCAAGCTGGCTGCCGGTGCATTCGACGGACACGACGCAGTGGTGATCGAACTCCGGCCACGCGGCGTCCGCGTCGCTGTCCTCTGCTTCGGCGCAATGCAGGAAATCACCGTCCCGCAGCACTGGCTAGAGGCGCGGTAATGGCGGCCCGCTTAAGCCCCAAGCACGACGAAATGACGCGGGCAAAGATTCAGACCAGTCAGCTCGTCAACCGTTTGAACGCATTTGCCTTAGATGACACTGAAACCGTGCGGATGACTTCGGATCAGGTGCGTGCCGCGCTGGGCCTCCTACGCAAGACAATTCCGGACTTGGCCGTCACGTCTCACACTGGCGAAGGTGGCGGACCGCTTACGATCCAGGTCGTAACAGGGGTGCCGAGAGAAGCGTCGTAGTTCCAATGCAAATGTGTTATGATGCGGCATGGACATCATCACACGAGCAGAGGCTAAGGCGCTTGGGCTGAAGCGGTATTTTACTGGGCGGCAATGCCAAGAGGGCAACGTCCACCCGTATCGGACAAGTGACGGAAACTGCGCCTGTCCGGCCTGTATGGAGAGACGTAGGGAGCAGCACAAACCGTATTTAGCGGCATGGAAAGAAGCGAACTCCGAGCGTTGGCGCGACACGCAGATTAAGTCGGCCCATAAGACAGACGTGCGACAGCGGCGCATCGGGACGCGGAAGGAATGGAAGGTCGCAAACCGCGACAAAGTGGCAGCAGATTGCCGTTGGCGACAGACGCTGAAGGCTAAAGCAACCCCATGGTGGGCCGATCGTAAGGCAATCGAGGCGATCTATGCAGAGGCCAGGCGGTTAGAGCGAGAGACAGGCGTCAAGTATCACGTTGACCACATCATTCCATTGCGAGGGAAGGGCATCTGCGGCCTGCACGTGCCGTGGAACCTGCGTGCGATACCAGCGCACGAGAATTATCTAAAGCACTCCAGATATGGCCAAAGCGACCATCAATCTGGGCTACAGCGTTAGGGAGCAGTTCAAGGCTTTCCATAAACGTAAGCAACGCTGGGCTTGCATCGTCGCTCACCGCCGCGCCGGAAAGACCGTCGCGTGCCTCATGGACCTGATCGACGCCGCCCTGAGAGCGAAAAAGCCTGACAGTCGGTTCGCTTACATGGCGCCGACATACGCCCAGGCGAAGGACACATCGTGGTCGTACCTAAAGCGGTTCACAGCGGCCATTCCTGGCGTTGAACAACGCGAATCTGAACTAATGGTTAAATTCCCCAACGACTCGCGAGTGAGATTGTATGGCGCCGAGACATTCGACCGTCTCCGCGGCACGTTCCACGACGGCGTGATCCTCGATGAGTATGGAGACATTGACCCGAGAGCGTGGCCTGAAGTCATCCGGCCATCATTGGCAGATCGGGAGGGATGGGCTGTCTTTATCGGCACTCCAAAGGGTAGGAATGACTTCTACAACGTTCACAGCACCGCGCAGAACAACCCAGATTGGTTCTCTCTCGTGCTGCGTGCGGACAAGACCGGCATCCTAAGCGATGCCGAGCTTGCTGATATGCGCAACATGATGACGAAGGACGCCTATGACCAAGAGTTCCTTTGCTCCTTCGATGCCGCTATCCGAGGCGCAATTTACCGCACTGAACTCGCTGATGCGGAAAGCGACGGAAGACTTTGCAGCGTCCCATACGACCCTAGCGTGCCTGTCAGCACTGCATGGGACCTTGGTATCGGTGACGCTACAGCAGTTGTTTGCGTACAGCTTGTCGGACGCGAAGTCCACATCATCGACTACTACGAAGCCACAGGCGAGCCACTGACGCACTACGTCCAATGGCTCGACAGCAAGCCGTATCGCTACTCCACCGACCTGCTGCCGCATGACGCGGGCGCGCGTGAGCTTGGCACCGGCAAGACGCGCGAGGAATTGCTGCGCGCCAACGGTCGCAAGGTCAGGGTGCTGCCGCGGCAGGAAGTGGACGACGGGATAAACGCAGTGAAGATGTTGCTGCCGCGCTGCTGGTTCGATGCCAAGCGCACGGCACGGCTGCGAGAGTGCTTGGTCCACTATCATCGCGACTTCAACGACAAGATGGGCGTATTCAAAGACAATCCCGTGCATGACTGGTCGAGCCACGCTGCCGATGCGATGCGGTGCCTGGCGATGGGGCTGCGGGAGACCGAGCGCAAGCCGCTGGAGCCGACATACCACCGCCCGGTGTTCCACACCGAAGGTCGCAGCAGTGCAACGTGGATGGGGGCATGAGAACCAACACGTTCATCACGCCGG